TCAAGCATTTCAGCTCCAGCAATCGTAAGCGCTCAAAGTGGCGATTTATTGGTGTCTGAAATAACAGTATCAATCCTAACGAGCTGGAGTTAATTATGAGCAAAGAAGAAGATTTAGCCTTCTTAATTAAGACAGGCCAAATAAAGGAAGCACCAAAAGAAAAAGCACAACCTAAAAAGGAAGAGGAATAACAGTGGCAATTTACTTAAACAATAACGTAGGCATCAAGCTAGCGACCAACGCTGCGCCTACTACACCATCTATTGATATTAGCGACCTAGTATCTAGCGCTGTTATCAACCAAATCGTGGATGAGCTAGAGATTACTGCGATGGGTGACACTGCTCACCGCTACGTAGCAGGTCTACAATCAGGCACATTTACAATCGACTTTATGAACGACTGGGCAACATCTGAGGTAAGCCAGACTCTTAATGAGGCATTTGGCAAGACTCTAGCTGTATCAGTAATTACAGTTAAGGGAACTACAGTTTCAGCTGCTAACCCTACCTACCAGTTCTCAATCTTAGTAAATAACCTAACACCAATTGGATCAGCTGGAGTAGCCGAAATTGCTACATCTAGCGTTACATTTACTGTAAACTCTGGAATCACAGTATCGCCATCAGTGGCGTTCTAATTAAGGAGTAACAATGGCAAAGCTAAAGATTACTAGGGCTACTGGTGAAGTCACAGAACACAAGATAACACCAGGTGTCGAATACGCTTTCGAGTTGAAATACAATGCAGGTATTAGCAAAATGCTGCGTGAGCATGAACAGCAAACCCATATCTATTGGTTAGCCTGGGAGTGCTTGCGCAGATCAGGTGCACAAGTACCTTTATTTAATGCAGAGTTTATAGACAGCCTAGAAACTGTCGAGGTATTAGACGAAGAAAAAAAATAATACAGCGGGATTCTATAGTCTATGGAATAGCAGCATTATCCGTAGAAACTGGGATACCGCCTAGCGAGTTTATTGATATGGACTCGGAAATGTATCGGGCTATTATTCAAGTGATAACCGATAGAGCCGAAAGGGTTAAGAATGCCAGCAGAGGTCGTAGGCGTTAAAGACGTTCTTAATGGGCTTAGTTTTATCGATGAAGATTTAAGAATAAAAATTAGTAAGGCTATTGATCCATTAATGCGAGCAGTAGCAGAAAAGGCTAAAAGCTTTGTGCCATCTAATAGTCAAGTATTATCTGGGTGGTCTAAGCCATTATCTTCTACTATCGAACGACCATTCCCAAAGTATGATGGCAGTATAGTTAAAGCTGGTATTGGATATAACCCAGGTAAAAATGTGGCCACAAAAAATGGCTGGCAAGTAAGCCAATATGTTTACAATGTAAGTAGGGCTGGATCTATTTACGAAACCGCAGGCCGATTAAACCCACAAGGTAGAGCGCCATTTACATTTAGGCATGAGGGTAGTGGCACTTATGTTAGAAAGTCTGCTAAGAGCCAAGCGCTAGATTTTTATGATTCAAATAACCCATTTGCTAGCCAGCAATTTATAGGTGCTTTAGAGCCAGTAACAAAGCCTAAGCGAGTGCCAGGCGCACGTGGGGCAACAGGTCGAAAGATGCAAGGTCGTTTAATCTACAAGGCTTGGGCACAGGATAATATAAAAGTATATGAAGCTATATTGAAGGCTGTAGATAAAACAGCTGTGGAATTTACACGCAAAACTGAAATTAAGAAGGTGGCATAGTGGCCAATATATTTGTAGCAGCCTCGGCGACCTGGAATGGTAAGGCACTTAAAAAGGCTAAACAAGATGTAGGTGTATTTGACAAGCAAGTCAAAAGATTAGGCGGCACACTGGCCGCAGCATTTTCAACTAGAGCAATAATTAGGTTTGGTAAAGAATCAGTAAAAGCGTTTATGGCCGATGAGAAAGCCGCCAAATCTTTAGAACAACAATTAAAGAATACTGGTTTTCAATTTAGTTCACCAGCCGTAGAGTTATACATAGCAAATTTACAAAAAGCCACAGGCGTATTAGATGATGAATTACGCCCAGCATTTCAACAATTACTAACAGTAACAGGCTCAATTACCACAAGCCAAGATGCGTTAAATACTGCTATGAATGTATCAGCTGCCACAGGCAGATCATTAAGCCAGGTAACTACAGCCTTATCACGCGCATACGCTGGTAACACCACAGGATTAAGTAGATTAGGCGCTGGCCTAGATAAAGCCTTATTAAAGGCTGGTGACATGGATGCGATCATGGCTGAATTGAATAATAAGTTTTCAGGTCAAGCAGCCGCTAGATTAGAGACCTACGCTGGCAAAATGGATTTATTAAAGGTCGCATCTGAAAACGTTAAAGAAGAAATCGGCAAAGGGATATTAGATGCTCTGGCTTTATTAGGCAAAGATAAAGGTATTGAAACAGCTACAGGTCAAATGGAAGATTTTGGTACTTCCATAGGTAATGCAATTTATGGCATGGGCAAGTTAATTGATAAAGTAAACGATTTGGGCGTAGTAAGTAAAGCAGGTGGTTTAGGTAATATATTATTAGCCTTACAACCAGGTGGACTACAAACAAAGATGTTATTAAGTTCTTTATCTAGAAGTGGTGCAAGACCTAGAGAATTACCTGCTAATGAACAAAGATCAGCTGGTCGTATATCTGCCCAACAATTTAGAGTAGAAGTTAGACAGAAAAAAGAACTCGACAAACTTAGAGCTTTAGAAATAGCCGCCTTAAAGAAAAAAACTGCTGTAGATGAATTGGCTGCTAAGTTTGATGTAGAACGTATTGGATTCCAAAAAGCATTAAATGAAGCCACAGATGAAGAAACCAAATTACGCATTAAAGCACAGTTAGCCATCTTAGATAATAATGAAGCATTAGCCAAAAAGATATTAGAAGAAATGAAAGCGGCAGATGCAGCAAAGAAATTAGGGGATGCATTAGAGGCTAGTGCTGATAAATACGATAAAATGATAAGTGGCTTAATTGGACAATTTAGAGCGCTAGGTTTATCACTACAAGAATCTATGGCCTTAGCAGGTATGTCCGCTAGATACCAAGCCCAGGCTGATGCCTTTGCAGCTGGTAGAGGCCCAAGTGGGGCAGCGCCATTATCTACAGATCCATACGACATTTTAATTAGACAGCTTGCACCAGAGTTAAATGCCTCTTATGGTCTATCTGCACAAGAATCTATATCTCTAGCCACAATGTCTGCAAGGTATCAGGCACAAGCCGATGCAATTACTTTAAGAATAGATGCCTCTGGCGATAAGATGAGTCAAGCAATAGCTGAAAGTATTCAACAGGCAACTCGAAATGGTTATAGTATTTCTGGCGCTGGGCAGTTACCATAATGGCTGCACCTACACTCAATGCGATAATTAACTTTAGCACTGGCCCATCCACTGCACAGGCTATGCAGTTAGATATTGGTATTTTAGGTACTAACGTATTGGCAGATTCTGTAGCTGTAATCGTGGATGTATCAAATCGCATTAACAGGGTAGAAACTAATAGAGGCCGTACTGCACTTAGCGATCTATTCCAAACAGGTTCACTTACTCTGCGTCTAACAGATCAGAATGGCGACTTCAACCCACAGAACACATCTAGCCCTTATTACACATTTTTAACACCTATGAAGAAGGTGCAGATTACTGCTACCTATAACAACGTTACCTATCCTATATTTTCAGGGTTTATTACAAGCTATGTCACTACCTACCCACAAGAATCAGAGGATGTAGCGACTACTACTATACAAGCTGTAGATGCTTTCAGATTAGCCCAGTTAGCCCAAATAAGCACAGTTACAGGCGCTAGTGCTGGTGATCTATCAGGCGTTCGTGTTAATGAGATATTAGATGAAATTGACTGGCCACAATCTATGCGTGACATAGATACAGGCTTGACTACATTACAGGCAGACCCAGGTACTACTCGCACAGCCTTACAAGCTTTAACTACTGTTGCCGAATCAGAGTATGGCGCTTTATATGTAGATGCTACTGGCTCGTTTGTATTTCAAGATCGAGATGTAACTGTCGCATCTATTGCTGCCACGCCTACACTCTTTGCAGATGATGGTACTGGCATAGATTACTTTGATGCAGCCTGGATATTAAACGATGTGCTTATATTTAATAAGGCCACTATTACTAGATTAGGTGGTACTGCTCAGGTAGCCACAAACCAAGCCAGCATAGATAAGTACTTTCTCCACAGTTATTTCTTAGATGGCCTACTAATGGAAAGCGATTCAGTAGCTTTAGATTATGCCCAGGCTTATGTGGCTAGTAGAGCTGAAACCTCTATCCGATGCGATGCCATAGTCCTAGACCTATACACCCCTAATTACGATGCAGGTGTAGTAGCAGCTTTAGACCTAGATTTCTTTGATCCGATCACAGTGCTTACTACCCAGCCTGGTGGATCGACTATAGAAAAAACTTTGCAGATCTTTGGCGTGAGAATGAATATCACCCCAAATAGCTGGAAAACAACCTTTACAACGCTAGAACCTGTCATAGATGGCTTTATACTTGGCTATAGTGAATTAGGTTCTGGGGTTCTATCTTACTAAGGAGAAAAAATGTCAACATGGCCAGGCTCAACAGGTGATGTAGTTACATCCGCTATGTGGAATGGACTACCAGCCTTTGAAGTACAGACTGCTAAGACCGCTGATTATACAGCTGCTAGTGGTGATGAGTACCAACAATTAGTACAAATGAATAAGGCTACAGCTATTGCGTTTAAGTTACCTACAGATGCTACATATAACTTTGCAATAGGTACAGCGATTACAGTATTAAACATAGGCGTAGGTGACTGCACAATTAGCGCAGTAACTAGCGGTACTACAACAGTACTTAGTGCTGGCGCTGTGGCTGCATCTCCAGTCTTAGGACAATATAAAACTGCGGTCTGTATTAAAACAGCTGCTAATGCTTGGTATGTGGTAGGCGGAATTGCTTAATACAATCCTTGGCAGTTTATCTAGTGGCGTAGTAGTTGCACCTAGTAGTTATGAGTCTATTGCTACTGTAACTGTTGGCTCAGGTGGAAGTGCAAGCATTAGTTTTACTTCTATTCCTAGTACCTACACTCATTTACAAATTAGAGGTATTGCTCGTAGCACATTAGCAGGAACTACGCCAGACAATGTAGCGTTTAGAATAAATGGCGATTCAGGAAGTAATTACACTACACACAGTTTAAGAGGCTCTAATGCAACTGTTACAGCAAGTAATTTTGTTAGTTTGAGTTATGCGTATTTGCCCTCTACTTCATCTGCTGCTGGAAGTTTAGGCAGCGTTTTTGCTGCAGTAGTATTAGATTTACTTGATTATCGCAATACTAATAAAACAAAAGTTTTTAGAACTTTAAGCGGATTTAACGAAAATAATACATCAGGGCCATCTAATATACAATTTCAATCTGCATTATGGAATAGCACTTCTGCGGTTACTTCTATTGAATTTACTAACTCGGCTAACTTCGCTGAGTATTCCCAATTCGCCCTATACGGAATTAAAGGTGCTTAAATGACAGCAACATATGAAAAGATAGCGACAACTACTTTAGGTAGTTCTGCATCAGATGTTACCTTTAGCACCATTACTGGTTCTTATACTGATTTAGTTTTAATTTGCCAAGTTAAAGGTAGTACAACCGCTACGCCTTATTTACAATTCAATTCTGATACTGGCAGTAATTATTCTTGGACAAATGTGGCAGGTGATGGCAGTACTGCATCATCTGCTAGAGGTAGTAATCAAGCACAAAGTAGATTAGCAAACCAAGTTTTTATTGATACTACATTAAATATGAATATAATTGTTAATTTTAATAATTATAGTAATACTACAACTTACAAAACTTTTATATCTAGGGCAAATAAAACAGGCGTAGATGGTGGCGCAGAAGCATTAGTAAGTTTATGGCGTTCTACTTCTGCAATTTCTACAATTAAAGTTTATCCTAGCGGTGGTACTTGGTCTACAGGCTCAACCTTCACCCTTTACGGAATTAAGGCGGAATAATGGCAACTACATATACTTTAATTTCATCTGTAACAGTGGGGTCAGGTGGTGCGGCTTCAATGGCTTTTACTTCAATACCTGCCACCTATACAGATTTGAAAGTCGTTTTATCAACTCGTTCTGCGTCTGGTGGAGCAGTTGCTCGTATTCTTTTAATGAAAATAAACAATTTAACTACTTCTATTTATAGCAATAAAGTATTAGAAGGCGATGGTAATTCTGCTTATAGTTTTGCAGGATCAGGCACAAATACTGCTGTTCGTATTGGATTAACAAACGATAGTAGCGCAACTGCATCAGTTTTTTCTTCTGTTGAAATTTATATTCCAAATTACACTTCTTCAAATAATAAATCTATTTCTGTTGATGTTGTTGCTGAAAATAATGCTACAACCGCTTATCAAGAATTAGTTGCTTATTTAGTTGCCACAACTGATGCTATAACAGATTTGACATTTAATCCTGAAGCCATAGGTGGTAACTTTGCTCAATACTCAACCGCTTATCTATATGGAATATCTAACGCATAACAAAGGAGAAAATGAAATGACTAACAAAATCGTAGTAGATTGCTCAACTGGTGAGGTGCAAGAGATTGCATTGACAGCCGAAGAAATTGCAGAGCGTGAGGCTATGGCTGCCGAGTACGCAGCACAGAAGGCACAAGAAGAAGCTGATAAGGCTGCTAAGGCTGAGGCTAAATCTGCATTACTGGACAAGCTAGGCATAACAGCCGAAGAAGCACAGCTACTGCTAAGTTAATGAAACCTTGGTTATGTGCAGCTGGTGTGCAGTTAAGGGATCAGATTGATACCTGGTATCCAGATCGCCGCTCTACCAGCGATGGGTGGATTGGTGATGCTCGTCATAGCGCCACCAAATCGGATCATAATCCAGACAAATCTGGGTGTGTCCGAGCCATTGATGTTGATTCTCGCCTGGATTCATCCGAAGGAATCTCAATATAT